TAAAGCGATGCATGGTGTAGATATTGAACGTGAAATGGTAAATGTACTTCAGTATGAAATTACTGCTGAACTTGACCGTGAACTTCTTTCAAATCTTTATAGTGCTGCTACAAACGTAACTATTGGTGGAGGACAAATCCCTGCTATTGACGTTACTGCTGGTGACAATTTCGGTCGTTGGAATGGTGAAAGATATATGAGCGTAATCTCTGCTATCATTTATCAAGCTAACCAGATCGCTATCTACACACGTAGAGGACCTGGTAACTTCGTAGTAGTATCTCCAGACATTGCAACTGCGTTGCAAGCTGCTGGACACCAATTCGTTAACTATACACAGAACGTTAATCCTAATACAACAATGGCTGCAATTGGTAAACTTAATGGAACACTCGATGTATATCGTGACCAGTATGCTACTTCTTCATACGCTCTTGTAGGATATAAAGGTCCTGGTGTATCTGACGCTGGTGTTATCTTCAGTCCATATATCATGGGTCTCCAGAACCGTGCGATTAGTCCAGATGACTTCTCACCAAGAGTTGGTGTAATGTCTCGTTACGCGATCACAAATTCACTTTTGGGTGCAGGTCGTTACTACAGACTTATTCCGTTCATGAATGTTGCGAATCTTATTCCTGGTGCTGGTACTGGTACAATTACGTACTAAGCCTCATTAGAGATAGAATAAACAAGGGATGCTATGTAAATAGTGTCCCTTTTTTCGTTCATGCAATTTATATAAATAATATAGGATATGTTTATTAAATTATTGGAGTTGAAATATGTATGTAAGAAATTCTGCTGGATTTACTTTTTCTTTTAAATATAGAGATGTTGTTATTGTTATACCATTTGATGGTAAAATTTATTCTATACCAGACGATGTTGAAATAGAAAAGTATAATCAACTTAAAGTTGTTTTACCAATGAATGTTAGAACTCAAGAAGTAAAATATGTAAGAAAAGATGGTGAAATCGCAAGTGAAAATTTACTTGGTCACAAAAGACGTGGTAGACCATCACTTGAAGAATCTAAACCTAAAGAAGAAATTAAAGAATCATTTATTGTTGATGTAGACATTGATGATTTAGATAATGTAGAAAAAAAAGTTGTAGAAAAACCTAAAGTTAAACGTATACCAAAACGTCCAGCAAAACGAACTAAACCAAAAAAATAAAGATAGAGGGTTTTTATGAGTATTACACGCCCAACGAGTTTAGAAGATATGCGCATGTATATCAAAACTAGATTAGGATTTCCTGTTGTAAATGTGGAAATTGCAAATGATCAGTTAGATATTGCAATTTATGATACAGTTCAAGATATCCAAAGATATTTATATGGGGAGGGTGTTGATCTCGAAAATACCACTCTTGTAGTTGCTCCTGGAGTTAGTGAATATTATACTGGTGATTGTGGGATAGAAGCCGCTTTTGACTTTTCATTAGGTAATGGTGGTATGGGTGGAATCAATACAATGTTTTCACCAATGAATTTGCTATTATATAATGACTGGGTGGTTAATGGTAATTATCCTGGAGGTGGTGGATATTCTCTCGATGGTGGGGGATTGATATTGACAGGGTTTGAAATTATGGGTGAATACATGGCACAAATGAATCAAATGTTTGGTAGAATGTATATAGTAAAATATAACTCAACAGCACAAAAACTTATTATTACCCCAACTCCACAAGAATGTGGTATTGCAACATTAAAATTGTATCGTAAAGCTGATGCTGAAAAATTATACAACAACCCACTTTTGAAAAAAATTGCTGTAGCGAGAGCTAAAATTCAATGGGGACTCCAACTTGGTAAGTATACAATTACAATGCCAGATGGATCAACAATGAATGGTTTTGAAATAATGAATAAAGGTTACGAAGAAGAAGAAAAATGGTTTACGGAAATGCGTTGGGAAAGCGAACCCTGCGATTTTATGATTGATTGAGATTAGAATACAATTATTAGAAATTCCATATTGGGATATAAAGAATATAGATAGGATACTAACAAATAAAATAGGAGAATTATTATGATTTCATTTAAAGGTTATCTTAAAGAGCAAGAAGAACTTGCAATTGTAAAAGTTGAAGAAGACAAAAAACAAAAAATGGCGGATTTTATCAGAAAAATCGATGATTTGAATGATGAAAAATTCCATAAGTTTGCTGTTGACGAGCTTGGTATGGACCCAGATGAGGCGGAAACATTAGCATATAAAATGCTTAAAGCTTTCCTTCTTAAAGCTGAAGAAGAACCAGAGATTGTTCCAGCAGAACTTGGACTTGATCTTGGTGACGATGGTGCATTAGGTCTTGGTGACGAATTGGGTGATGACGAAGACGATCTTGCCGCTATTGGTGGAGAAGACGAAATTGTCGTTGATGATGAAGAAGACGAAGACTGGTAATTTTAGGAGTTTAAAATGAGATTTTTGGATACATTAGATTTATATCTTACAGAAGGTAAAGATCCTTATAATCTTTACCCTTTAGATTATGATGCAGACGATGGTTCGTCTTTTGGTGTTGATATCGATGGTTCTGATGATTCTGTAGCCAAAATTATCATTAAAACTATAGACGGTGCTCCTGTAGATGCCCTTGGTGGTTCTTATGATTATGATGATGTTTATGCAGATGTCGAAATCCAAGGAGATACTGACGACCCTAAGAATTTAGATTTAGTTTCTTGGCTTGTTAATAAATTGATTAAATTGGGATATGACGAAAATACCATAAGAATTGATGGTAAGGTGTATTATGAAAATGATGAAGATAAAAATGCTTTAGATTTGGATGATACTGATGAGGTAGAACCTTCAGACGAATTTGATCCATCTGACGACCCTTCTGTTGATCTTGGAGATGGAAATTATTGGGCTCCAGATGATGATGCAGAAAGAGATATAGATTCTGGTAAAGATTCTATACCTTCAACTGTAGATGCTGACGAACCATTTGATACTGATCGTTTTGATATTGATGACAAACTTTCTCATCCAGAAAAAACTAATCGTCAGTATAAACGTGATGGTGAATTAAATAATGATGAAACAGTTGATGATTCTGAAACCGAAGATTATGACGGTAATTTTCCTAAAGGTGAAAAGAAAAAACTACATAAGGGTAAAAAATGATAAAGTATTATTATCCCCGAACTATTAGGGCAATAACAATTGCCCTTTTAGATATGTTCAACGATATTAGGGTTGTTAAATATGACGCTGATAATGTTCCTATTAGTGAAAAGAATGTTCCTATCACTTTTGGACCAGTTGAAAAATATCATCAAGATCGTCTTGAGAATCATTATTACGATGATCAAAATGTTGAGCACAATCAACGATACTATCTACAGATTCCAAGAATAGCATTAACTCCTAATGGGATCGTTTATGACCCAGAGAGAGCCACTGGTGTTAATGAATGGCGTTATTGGTATCAACAGACGCTCGAACTATCAGATACCGCAATAGATGAAGTATTTAGTGACTATCAGCCAACACCATACAATTTCAATTTTACTGTGTATATCAAAAATGACTCTATGGATTATATGTCTCAAATTCTTGAGAATATTCTACCATATTTCAATCCAACATTAATGCTTAGAGTGAAAGAATTTTCATTCCTTAATGTTGAACGAGATTTACCAGTTACACTTGACGCTGTTGGGTATGATTTTATAGAAGATGAAAATGCTCCAGATACAAGATTTGTAAATGCGACATTGACACTCAATGTTAAAGGTTATATGTATAGACCAGTAATCACATCTAAAATTATTAAATACATTGATGCGAAATATATCTATTTACCTACAGGTAAGATATTACAAGAATTTGTAACTTCTGGTGTTGCAACATCTGCTGGTATTCCTTTCGATATCAGTGCTGTTCCAAGTTCTGCATCATTCTTTACGAGTGGTTCATATATTGACGCATATAAAGAATTTAATTGGTATAAGGCGGAAACAACTCCTATATCGGTTACAGTTTACCCATAATTGATTTAGACTTAGGATATGTATATGTATGATGCAAATTTTACACCTGTAGAATTGAATGGAATTTATAAAAATATTAATGATGTATTTAATGCAGAATTTATAGAAGAATTGAGTGTAGACGAATTGAATAAACAAATATCTGACGAGTTTTCTGAAGTCCTTGGTGATAAAGAAACAAATGCATTAATGAAAAGTATTGGGAATGAACTAACAAGTTTATCTGCAAAAACGGAACAAATATCTCGGTCATTGGCAATTGCTGAAATTCATGACGCGGAATTTTTGGAACGTGAAATGAAATCTGTAATGTTGTCAAGTAGACGAGTTTTAGAAACAGTTGAAAAGAATATTAAAATTGGTGCGAGTCCTCGTGATGTTGAGGTGTATGCAAGTTTAATAAATGCTATAACAGGTCAATTTAAAGAGCTTAGAAATCTTAATGAATCTATGGCTAAGTTTGTATTAGAGAATAAAAAGCAAAATCTTGAGGAAGTTAAAGAAGATCATAAAATGATATTATCATCTAATGATGCTCTGGATATGCTCATGAATGCCCGATCTAATAGTAAAACAAACGCTATAGATGCGGACTTTGATATTGTAGATAATTAAATATCAAATACTTACGATATTAATTAAATTTATATAAATAGTAATATGGATATCGTATTACTATTTTTTATTTATTGGGGTTAATCATGTTCATGGGTAAATCGACTTTGCGTAGTGGTGGTGAAAGCTACGAATTCACGCAAGAACGTCTTGAAGAATATTTTAAATGTGCAGAGGATATTATTTACTTTGCTGAAAAGTACTTTTATGTAGTTGAAATTGAAAAAGGTAAACACAAAATAGGTCTATATGAGTTTCAGAAAAAATCATTAAAGATTTTTGGATGTGAACAATATAAAGGTAAAAAGAATGCAATAGTTCTCATGCCACGACAAATGGGTAAGACAACTATGTCATCGGTGTTTTTACTGCATTATATGCTCTTTAATAAGGATAAGACTATCGCAGTATTGGCTAACAAAGAAACTGCTGCTAAAGAGGTTCTTAGACGTATTAAAGGGGCATATGAAATGTTACCGCTATGGATGCAACAAGGGGTTCTCACTTGGAACGAAAAATCCATTGGTTTAGAGAACGGAATGAGATTGATCGCATCAACAACTTCATCAGACTCTATTTCTGGGGAAACAATTTCATTACTTTATCTTGACGAGTTTGCTAAAGTAAAACCTCACGTTGCTGAGGAATTTATTACAGCAACAATGCCCGTAATATCATCGGGTAAATCGTCAAAAGTTATCATTGTATCAACTCCATTGGGAATGAATCACTTCCATTCTTATTGGAAGGGTGCTACAGAAATGGAAGAGGAAAATCAAAATAACTTTTATCCAATAAAAGTGCATTGGTGGGATCATCCAGAGCGAGATGAAGTGTGGAAAAAAGAAGTTCTTCAGACATTTAACAATGATGAGAATAGATTCAACCAAGAGTATGGTTGTAGGTTCCTTGGTAGTAGCAGCACATTGATCGATCCAGATGTGATAGATAAAATGGTTCGTAAAACTACAGTAGATATCAAATTTAATGGAGCATTCAAGGTGTATGAAACCCCAGTTGATGGTGCGACATATGTTATGGGTATTGATACTGCAAAAGGTACTGGTAGAGATTATAGTGTAATTCAAGTTCTACGTATAGAAGAAGAATTTAAGTTATCACAAGTTGCAGTATATCGAGATTGTAATATTTCTCCACATGACTTTGCTCAAGTGTGTATTGGTATATCTAAATACTATGGTGATAGTATGATGATGATTGAAAATAATGGTATTGGTGAGGCATTAACAAATACAATTTGGTATGAATACGAATATGAATATATTGCTAATGTTGATGCTAAAGGTTTAGGTATCAGATCTACAACAAAAACTAAATTACAAGCAAACCTTTTACTTAAACGATATTTGGATAATGGGTATTTAACTTTATGTGATGAACAAACTATAGGTGAGTTGTCGCGTTATGTAGAAGTTACCACAAATGTTTTTAAAGCTGAAAGTAGCTCTTCACACGATGACTGTGTAACTTCTTTGTTGTGGGGGTTATATTTCCTATCAACGAATTACTATGATAATGACAACTTAGAAATTAAAACATTAGACCAACAATACGATTTAAGTACAAGTGGTCCAATTATGTTTTTACCATAATAATTATTATATATAAATACTATGGTAGATATATTTGCAAATTAAATACGGAGGATTAATATGGCAGGTAGATATTCAGCCCCAGGGGTTTATAGACGAGAAATAGATTTAAGTAACATATTATTACCAAATGGTATCTCAAATGGTGGTACTGTTATTAGATCGCAAGTAGGTCCTATTAGAAGACCTGTATTAGTTACAAACGATAAAGAATTTATTGAAACATTTGGCGCACCATACTATGTTAGTGGTGCAAGTGTCGATAGACCATTAACTCCAGAATATGGATATGGTTCATACGGTGCTATCCAATTTTTGAAAGAATCTAACACATTATATGTTGTTAGAGCATATAGTAATGAGGGGAAAGATATGTATTCTTCATGTCAAGTAACCACAGATGCACAACAATTTTTTGGAATTACTTCTGGTGTTCCACCACTTAATTCAAATACATTAGATGTGTTTGATACAAGAGATTATATTTCATCATATGACGAATATATTAGATTGGGGTCTCCTACCTATCAACCACTCAATAATCCATTATTGGTTGGTTTTGTTAGCCCAGGTGCAAATGGTAATAATTTTGCTGTGACTGTAGAAACATTAAATCCATTGAGTGATTGGTTATATAATTATGACAATTTCCCAATAGAATCTTCAGCTACACGAAGTACAATTCGAATTGCTAACCCTAATAGTGCTACAGATCTTATTTCATATCCAAACATTTTAGTTCCACAAGTTTGGTGTACATCTGCTTATTATATAGAAACACTTAATCCAAATAAAACTTCTGGTGGACCTGCTGAGGTGTATAAACATTTCACTATTGCAAGTAATGTTGTAAAAGTAAAAGTTTATGCTAAACCCGATGATAAAGAGTGGACAGATTTATATGCTAACTCCGCAGATGCTAAAGCTGGTAAAATAAGAACTCAACCTGTTGAAGTATTTTATGGTTCTATGGTTCCTATGCAAGATAACGATGGCAATGAAATGTTTATTGAAAAACAGATTAATGGACGTTCTAAATTTATTTATGTTCAAACTAATGGTTCAACATTCCTTGGTGGTTCTGGGGTTAATAAAGAAGCTCCTACAGCATCATGGAATTATGCTCAAACAAATAGCTTCGACCCCCTATTATCATCCGCAAGTAGTATATGGAAATTACCAGATTTTTCTGATAATGCTGGATACTATGTTACTGATACTTATCAAGGTGATAATTCTGCAAGATTAGTTAAATTTGCTGGTGGTAAATCAGATCAAACTACAGGTCTTGTAAAAGATTCAGAATTCTGGTCATACTTTAATAACCGTGAAGAACTTCCAGTATCTATTTTGATGAATACTAGTTTTGATACTAATACAAAACAGGCAGTAGCTGAAGTTTGTAGCAATAGAAAAGATTGTATATCAACTAATCAAGTTGGATCAGTATATGATGTAAATTTCCAATATATTATGGATCAAGAACAGTATGGATACCCAGCACCATCTTATGTTTCATTGTATGCGGGATATTCTAAAATATACGACAATTTTAATGATAAATATGTATTCCTTCCAAATTCTATATATGGTGCTTCGATATTTGCACGAGTAGATGCTGTTGCTGCTCCTTGGTTTGCTCCTGCGGGTATTGCCAGAGCTACACTTGCAGTTTTGGATCAGAATAAAATATTCTCAACAGACCAAATCGGTAGAATGTATGATAAGAATATCAACGCAATTAAATTCATTCAAGGTGCTGGATTTGCAATTTGGGGACAGAAAACTGCCCAACTTAAAACATCTGCTCTTGACAGAATTAATGTGAGAAGAAATCTTATTTACATTCAAGTAAATGTTGAAAACGCCCTTAATCAATTCATTTTTGAAAATAATACACAACAAACTCGTTTACGTGTATACTCAATCATTGATGAATTCTTGAATAATATCAAGGCTAGTGATGGTCTTTATAGTTATGAAGTTGTATGTGATATTACAAATAACCCACCATCGGTAATCGATGCGAATCAGTTAAATGTTGATATCTATGTTCAACCTACAAAAGCTATTGAGTTCATCCAATTCACAACAGTAATTACACGAACAGGTGTAAACTTTGGTGATGTTAAACTTAAATATGCATAATATTTAATATAGATAAAACTATAAAATAGGGGTAATTAAACGTTGCCCCTATTTGTTTATAATTTATATAAATACTAATAGAAAACAGATAATAGTCAATGTCTCTACAACTATAGGAGAGTAAATATGTCTATACAAGAAGTGTTGGGTGCTGTAAACCCAGCTAATTTCACTATAAATGGTCGTGCGGCGAAGTTCCCAGATATTCAACGAACATTTATGTGGCAGATGATGATACCTGGTATTAGTCAGATCTGTCCTGCGGCAATGTTAGATGCTGAAGATCTTTTAGTGAGATGTAGAAGTATCAATATACCATCGCGTACAAATGAACCGATCACATCAAATTTCATGGGAACAAGACAATTCTTCCCTGGACGTGCAGATCCTGGTGGTGGTCAAGTAACTATTGATTTCGAAGATACCGAAGATATGACTATCTCTCGCGTATTATACGAATGGCAACAGGTTATCTTCAATATCAACCCAGATAGTACTATCAGTGCGGGTAAATCTCAACGTCTTTTGAAAAGAAGAATGGTTAAAGATATTTATCTCTACATGTTCAGTTATGCTGGTGTTCCACTTCCAAAAGTTATTAGATTTAAAAATGCTTGGGTGCAGAATGTAGCCGAAGTTGGATTAACGTATGATGGTAATGAAGCAGTGAAATATTCTGTGACATTCCAATATGACTACTGGATTGAGTTCCCAGATACAACTACAGATCTCTACATTTAATAAGGTGATATTATGGGCTTTCCGATACAAGGGTTATTAAATAATGATATTAGCAGATTTTATTCAAATAAATCTATTCTGCACACATATAACTTCTATGTGGATTTCTCACAAATTAATAAAAATATTAATACTTGGCAAGGTGAGCAAATAATACATTCCTTTCACGTTTCAAACATCGATATTCCAGTATACTCATTTGAGAAGAAATTCATTAAAATGGGTATATATCAATATTCTTATCCAGTGTTAGCTGAAGAGCAAGCAATAGATATCAAATTGACAATGGAAGAGGATGTATATGGGCGTGTTGGTAGATTTATAGATCTATGTCAAGACACTATAATAGATTCGGCGACTGGTTATTACAAGCCGCCGAATTCTATGAAAAGTGGTATAGGGGATCTATTTGTATATATGGGTGATGAGAAAAAAGAAAGTGTATATGTGTGGAAATTTCCTCGACTGTATTTTATAAATGCAGAAGCTCAAAATTTGGCTTACGATGATAATTCCGCAATGAAATATATCGTCACATTTGGTTGTGACAAATTTGAAAGATATTCAAGAAGTTTTGTATATGATGAGTTTCCTAATCAACCTATTATATCTCGCGCAGAGGCTAATAGAGTTGGTAATGAACAAGATGCTTTGGGTCAAAGTAATAGACGATTCCCAAATCAGAAACCTAAATATCCAGTAGACTTCTAATTAGTTAAAAATAATTTAAAGGATTTTATATGAAAATGTCAAGTGGACAAGTTGAAGATTTTGAAAATGATAATGTTAATAATGATGCTGTGAATTACAATCCTAATGAAGATCAAGATGAAAAGAAAATGCTTGCTCTCATGCGTTCTATGGCTCAAGCTGTAGATAAGGGTGATATGACAGCAGTTTCACAAATTCAGCAAGAGTCTAAGGCTTTCACTGCTGTAGACAATAGCAATTATTGGGACATCACAGGATTGCCAACTGGTGGGTTGCTATATCCAGCAGGTACTAAAATTATGGGTAGACCACTTAAAGTTCTTGAAGTTAAAAAATTAACTTCTATTAATGAATATAATGCAGAATCTGTAATCACTGAGATTTTACGTAAATGTGTAAAAGGTATTCCTGTTGACGAGATTTATCTTAACGATAAAATTTACATCTTATTTTGGCTTAGAGCTAACTCATACAGAAATAACTCATATGTTGTAGATTTCGAATGTCCTAAATGTGAAAAAGAATCTACATACCATTTCGATGTGAATTCAATTCAAATTAAAAAAGTTGAGAATTTTGAGAAAAATATCATTCTTGAATCTAAAGATCATATTTCTCTTAAATTTTTACAGATTAAAGATGAAAAAGATATCGGTAATTTCAGAGAACGTTATGAACAGATGATTGTAAAATCTGGTAATGAAGTTGATGAGGAATTAGTTGGTATGGCATATATGATCGATACAATTAATGGTAAAGCACTCAGTCCATTAGACAAATATAATTACGTTCTCAATCTTGATCCTCAAGATTTCTCATGTCTTTTAACTCATGTGGAAAATAATACTGCAAGTGTTAAACCATATATGAATGTGTCATGTAATCTTTGTGGAGGTGAAACCCAATTGGGGCTATCATTTCGTCCCGACTTCTTTCTTCCCCGCCATATCTCTTGATGAGATATTAGAACGGGAATTTCAAATAACTTATGCATTAAATATTCCATTTGATTACAATGATAAAGAATATTATGAATTCGTTTGGTTTTATGAAAGATTAGTTAAACAAAGAAATGACGATAATGCTGAGGAGCAATCTAGAACATCTATAACTAATTTGGGTTTCAATCCAAATATGAATGGTAAGACACATGGCAGAAAATAATTTCTTATCTGGAATAAAGGTCGATCAATTTATCAAAGCGAATAATGCCCAAATAAAAGAAACTATTGGGGCAGCATTTGGTGACGCACAAAAAAGTGTAGCCGAACTTATTAAATTGCAGAAGATCACAGTTCTGGAGTTACAGCAAATCAATAATAAGGGTAAAGGTAAAGAATCTAAAGAATTGAAAAAATCTTTAGATTCAACTTTACGTTCCATCCAAAAAGAAAATATTAAAATGTCTAAGGCGAGAGATTCTTCAATTATAAAGTCTCTCAAAGGTTTTTTTGGTAAATCCAAACAAAATGCTGAGGTTAAAAAAGAATCTCGTGATTATTTCAAAAAAGAAAATTATTCAAAAAAATCCAATTCTTTATTAGAGAGTATCAATAAAGGTATTGGTGGATTAATGAAAAAAGAGAAAAAAGAAAAAAAGGGTCTGATGGGTCAAATCGTTGGGGCTCTTTTTGGTGCTCTTGGGTTTTTAGGTAAAGCTTTAGCTATTGGGGGTCTCGCGGGATTCTTACTTACAGGTAAAAAGGAATTTTTATTTTCTGTGGCTAAAGGGCTTAATCATATGGCTAAGGCATTTTTTGGAACAGTTAAATTAATATTCAAATTACCACAAATATTAGGAAAAGTTTTTAACGCGGTAAAAGGTATAGCGAAGGTTGGTACTACCTTAGCAAAACTTCCTAAAATGATGTCAACAGCAATGAAAACTGTAGGCACAACAATGAAAGTTGTGCAGAAATTAGGACTTAGAGCTGGTGCTGAACATTTGGCTCGTATGGGGGCTAAAACTGTTGGGAGAACTCTTGGTTCTAAAGTTGCAACATCTCTCGGAAAAACGGCACTTGGTAAAAAAGCTGTTACTGCTGTCGCAAAATCTGGTATTGGTAAAAAAATCGGTGCTAAAGTTGGAAGTAAAGCCATAGCCACAGGTCTTGGTGTTGCAGGTAAAGTTGCGGCACATACCGCTGGTAAAACTGCGGTAAAGAAAGTTCCAATTCTTGGTGCTGTTATGGGTGTTGCTTTTGGTGTTATGCGTATCAAAAAAGGCGATATTGTTGGGGGATTATTAGAATTTGCCAGTGGTATTGCATCAATATTTCCTGGTGTTGGTACTGCAATAAGTGTGGGTATCGATGGGATATTATTAGCTAAAGATATTAATAGTGCTCTTAAATCAAAATCTACATCTTCTTCTGGTGGTGGTTCAACAAGTATACCAAAACCGAAATCTTCTGGTGGTGACATTGGGGATGCTTATGGTGGTGGATCTACTAAAAAAATAAAAAAACCTCAGCCAAAAAATCTTGCAGCTTCTGGTGTAATGGGTAAGATTAAAGGTCTGTTATTCTCAAAGCCTGTGTTTAAAGACGATAAGAAAAAGGAAAAAACTGGACTTGGTGCAATGTCTTTCGGTGGTGTAGGATCTAATCTTGCGTCTGCTGTTGGTTCTGCGGAGGGTGTTGGTGGGAAATTAACTGCTGCTGGTGGTGTTGCCGCTGAAGTATTTAATAATGCGGTTAAAGGGTCTGATGGTACTGGTTGGAGAAAGGCGAGTTCTAATGTTGATGTTAGTGGGATAAATCCTGCTATATGGCATAACTTTATTGGGATGGCTCAAGAGTATGCCCAAAAGGGTGGTGTAATTGATATTACATCTGGATCAAGATCTCCAGAAAAACAAAAGGCATTATACGCAGAAGCAGTTCGAACAGGTAGAACAAAATATGTTGCAAAACCTGGTAGATCAATGCATGAATTCGGATATGCTATAGATATGGATAGAGGAGACGGTAATGCTCTTGATCGTATGGGATTGCTATCTAAATGGCACTTTGCTCGTCCAATGCCTTATGAGCCTTGGCATACAGAATTAGCTGGCTTAAAGGGTCAGTATGACGCTGTAAGAAGCGGTAAAATGAAATATGGTGGTGAGGTTACAGAAAAACCTAATGGTGGTGTTAAAGGTAATGTCGGGGATGCATATTCCATGATGAAAAAAATGACACCAAGAAGTGTTCCAATACCAAAAGATTTACTTGGTGGTGGGATGGATGCTGGTATTAGTAAAGTTAAAGAGATGATACCATCTCAATTAGCAGATAAAGCTAATTTACCTCTTGGTAATATTGCAAATAAAATTCAAAATTCAAAACCTATGCAAGTATTACTTGGGGCTTCAGATATTAACACATTGGCAACAGCTATTGGTGAAGCAATGAAAAAAGCTATACCAACACCTAAAACTAACTATACACCTGTGAGTGGTGGCGGAAGAGGTTCTGTATGAGTGTAACAGCACATAACTTTATTGGGCAAAAC